CCTTGAAGAAGGTAATTTGAGGATTACCAGTTAAATAAACATCCTGTGCTCCGTATGCTACTAATTGAAGAAGACCACCACCCATTTACGCTATATTCTTTATACTATTAGAGGAGAAAAAAATATGAATTAAATGTATGTGTCATTTTATTATATAAAAATTAATATTAATTATTCTATTATAACGATGTTCAAAGAAAAATCATCAAAAAAAAAATATATTTCCGACAATAATGAGGTTTTTACGTTAGATGCGATGCATAACAACATTATAAAGAAGTTTGAACTGACCAACAAAGACAAGGAGGGCTACAAGATACTACTACACGATTTAGAAGCCCAGTCGAACCTCATTATGGAAAATATAGAAACCCACAAGAGCATTCATATGAACGACAAGGAATACGTAAATGCTTTATGGACGAGCAATATTATTATAAGAGAGAAAATTATTGAACTGAGAAACAATATTAAAGAGTTGGATACGTATAACGAAGTTGAGTATTATAAAAACACGAGTTATATATTATTTCAATACTACGATACCGTGGAGAAGCAGTCGAATATAAGTAATCCGCATACGTCTATCTCAAACGGCGTCTGTATTTCTTCGAGTGAATTGCTAAGCAGACAACCGAAGATTTACAAGAATGATTCGAAAAAGAAGCGTTCGTCTGTTTCAGCGACAACAATAAATGTTTTAGATGCTCTTAATAATCTAAACACAGAAAATAATTTAACGAGCGATATAAGCAAACCCTCGGATATGAATGACGGATGCGGGACAGGGACTGGGGTAGGGACGGGGAATACGAACACGAATGATAATGTAATCGATAAAAGTTCCCTCGTAGATAAATATATGTCTATTATAAATAAAAAGTATGTTCGCAATGTCGAAGAGGAGGACATTGAGATTTGTAAGAATTGTAAGAACCAGATGACCTGCTTACAGCACGACGCAATCATCATCTGTAATCTTTGCGGATACCAAGAGTTGCTTCTTGTGGAGCAAAACCGTCCTATATTAAAGCAGAATACAAAGGATACGTCTCACTTTAGTTATAAGCGTATCAATCATTTTCGAGAGTGGTGTAATCAGGTTCAGGGGAAAGAAAGCACAGATATTCCTGACGAAATATTTGAAAAGATTTTAACAGAAATAAAAAAAGAAAAGATTGTGGATACGAAAACGATAACCTATAATAAGATGCGGGATATTCTTAAACGTCTGCGGATTAACAAATATTACGAACATATCAACTATATCATCAATCGAATTAATGGAATACCTACTCCGCAGTTTAGCCAAGAACTCGAAGATAAGTTGTGTAATATGTTTCGAAACATCCAAGCACCGTTTTTAAAACATTGTCCGAAGGATAGGAAGAATTTCCTGTCATATAGTTATGTTTTGTATAAGTTTTTTCAAATATTAGGGCTAAATGAATATCTCAAATATTTCCCACTATTAAAAAGCAGAGAGAAACTATACGTCCAAGACCAAATATGGAAAAAGATATGTATAGAACTGAATTACGAAATCATACCTTCGTTATGATATCTAATCTAATCTAATCTAATCTAAAAGCCGTTCGGGAAGCCCACCATACGGAAACCAGCACCTAACCCGACGCCTTGTCTCGCTCCCGCCGATACCGCAGGGGATAACAAGTCAAGGACGGAGAAGGTACAAGCGGCGGTTAATGCTAACATAAAGATTTCGCTCCAATCCAATTTATTATTCGGTAATATAAGGGCTACGAAGGCGACGATAAGACCTTCGAAAGCGTATTTAAGAAGTCTTATAACGACATCCCAGAAATCAACAGTGTATTCCATTTTATTTTTATGCTATACCTATTATACTATACTATTATAACATAAAAATTAAAAATATATATAAGATTTATATTCTATAATAGTATTAGATTAGAAAAAGATATTAAATGTCCGCAAATATTACAAGTGTTAAGGAGGTAGATTATTTGGATGAGGATAAGCCTATCAGGGGGCAGAACTACGTGCTGCTCTCCTTTTTAAGCCCCGAGGATGTCCTTGTGAATAAGGAGGCGTATATGTTTAGCCAATTCATTACGAAGTTTAGCAATGATATGTCCGCACTACTGGACGGTATTTCGGAGAAATATAGTGACTCAAAGGATTTCGTTAGTTCCATCAAGGAGAACAATGCCTATATCTTTAACCCGAAAGATATGAGCGAACAATATGGGTTTTACAAGTCGATTAATAATGAGAAGTTGGAGTCAGAATATCACCGTGATAATAACTTTGTAACCTCTATCCGTGGCATCAAGGTTCGTGGAGTGTTCGATACTATCGAGGAAGCCAAGAACCGCAGTGAGTTTATCAAGAAGATTGACAATAAGTTCAACATCTATATCGCACAGATGGGTTGCTGGTGTCCTTGGTCGCCGAACCCTGATTGCTTGGAAAATCAAGAATATGCCGAGACGCAACTGAATACCCTAATGAAGGAATACAAGAAGAATATGACCGACAAGGATGTTCTCTTTGAAAATCGCAAGGCATCTCTATTCCCTCCCCAGACGGTCGTTGAGGATGCGGAGGAAACGACTGAGACAGGAGCGACTGAGATTACCGAAGCAACGGAAGCAACGGAAGCAACGGAAGCAACGGATGAAGCGACAAATGAAGTAGTCTCAGCGGATGCGACTGACGCAGCGGAAGGTATCGAAATGTCCGAGGTTAAGAGCAGTATCGAGCAAGTGGATGCGTGGAGTTCTCAGAAACTCGGCATTCAGTAAATGTAAATAACGAGTGAGAAACGACGGAACGACGGAACGAAGAAACGAGTTGATACGAGGGAAATGGATAATATGTATTTTTTTCTTATTTCTTAATATTAAGAAATGAAAGCAATAGCGATATTTTTATTATTTTTAGGGTCGATAATGATTATACAAGGCTACTATAATAATAAATCTGTATGTAAAAAAGATAAGGTGATTGTCAAATACATACCACGAAGTATTTACGAGGAGCAATTAAAGCCCGAAGAAAGTCTCCAAACATTTTATAAGAGTATGTTCGAAGACATATTATTACGCTAATTGGTTTTATTTTTATCCTTAATATTAGTAAATGGATATATTAAAAGATATTGAAAAAAGCCTTCTGGCTATTAATATGTATGACAAAAGTGCCGAACCCGCAAAGTTAAGCAAGATTAAAAAACTGGTTGGCGATTACTTTAAACACAAAGGGGATGAGAGCAATGTCGTTTCACAGAAGATTGCGAAATACGACGAGCAGTTTAAGAAGGTTAGAGAGCGTAATGAATATGAATACGATTTATTTTTAGAAAAGAAGGACGAGTTGCGTTCTATATTTAAAGAAACGAAAACCTTATCGTCGCTATATGATTATTTAAATTATAAATATACGAACGACCACCAAAGCATCCCCGACATCTATACATACGAATATTTCGATTTAAATGACCGTATCGTCGTTCCCAAAGCGTCGAAAGCGAAAGAGCCGAAGAAGGATGACAAAGAAACGAAAGTCCCGAAAGTCCCGAAAGCGCCAAAAGCACCCGCAGTCCCGAAAGCGAAAGCAGCGAAAGCAACAAAGGAACTGAAAGACTGTCCCGAGGGCAAAGTGAGAAATCCGATAACGAAGCGATGTGTCAATGAGAAAAAAGCGGCGAAAGCGAATGCGGATGAAGTTAAGGAAGTGATTGTGAAGGTTGTGAAAGAACCGAAAGCAGCGAAAGCAACAAAGGAACTGAAAGACTGTCCTGAGGGTAAAGTGAGAAATCCGATAACGAACCGATGTATCAAGGATGTAAATTATAAAAAAAATAAGTAAATAGAAGGAGATAGTAAGTAATTTGAAGAATGGTTAAAACTGTCGAGCGAACATTTCGTATCAATTGGTTCAGTTTCATATTCGCTTTTATATTAGGACTTATATACGTGTATATATCTTCGCCACCTATTCGAAATATCATTAAATACCCAACGCCTTATAACGCAAACAAAATAGTCTATAAGAACCTCGACAATCAATGCTATAAATATAACGCAGAGGAAGTGAAATGCACCGATACGTCTTTAACACAACCTATTATATAAGGAAAAGGAGGGGCGGGGAAGGTGGGGCTGCCGAGGCTACTGATACTTATTTTTTTAATTTTTATAGATATAAATTAGATAGATATAGATAGGATGAATAGAATAATAAATAAAAAAGAGCCTTCGGGGCTAAGAGTTTCAATCGACCGAATGTTCTATGACGAAACGGGGCAAATCATCGTGAGTGCTTTGTTCGGTCTTTCGTTAGCCCTGTTATTTCGACGCATATGTAAAGACAATTGCGTCGTGTATTCTGCCCCTGACATTAAGGATATTGAAGGGAATGTTTTCAAACTCGAAGATACCTGCTATAAATACAAGTCGTATCCCGTGAAATGTAATTCGACTATCGAGAAACCGTTAGAACCGTATGATATTAATAAAACGCCCGATAATCTAATAAGCGTTCCTGGGTTTTTCGAAAGGATGTTTGCTATTGCGTAATATAAATTAGATTGAAAATATTATATATCAATAGATAAGAATTATAATGTCGACGCCTATTAGCACATTACCGCTAAAAACGCAATCTTCAAGCACCGCAGAAGTGAATGACATTAATGACCCAGTAGTTCAAGATGTCCTAAATGAATTCCAAGACGAATTAATGATGTCGAAGCAATCGAAATCACCCCAACTGCCACATCCGCCGCTATCACAGCATCCACAGCATTCATATCCACCGATGCCCCCGATGCCCCCACCGCATTCGCAGCATTCGCAGCATCCATATCCGCCGCATTCGCCGCATTCGCAACCGCATCATTCATACCCGCCATATCCGTCGCAAAGCAAGTATGATAGTATGTCTGGTATGTCTGCCTATCTCGATATAGAAGTCGCAAAAAGAAGTTTGATATTTGTTATATTAGCGGTTATCATATATCACTCTGGGATTATCAACACGGTATATGAGAAGTTGCCAGACAATTTACAAGACAATCTAAACAGTTTCGATATTTATATTAAATCCATATCACTATTCTCCATCATTTACGTATTGTCGTTTTTTGAGTATTTATAAGTCGCCGCAGCTTCGCTATGCTTCGCTATGCTTCGCCGTTTATACTTCACGACGGAAAAGGCTCTGATTATTACTGATGCCTTGTCCGTAAGGGTTCATCCTTACACTTGCCATAGCAGATGGCGAAGCCGTAGAATACGATGTAGCGGACGTAGCATACGCAGCGGACGATATTAGATTGAAACTTTTGAGAATGAAAAAGACGCCTATGAAAAACGCAGTGAATATCGCAAATATCGTGATACCAAATAGAAGCGTGTAAGATAAGGCATCATAATTATTTTTATTGATGACTACGATAGATATGATGATGATAGCATAAAATATCACGAATAGCGAGAACATCGATATAAACATATACTGATTTCTATCGGTAGTATAATACGCCCATAGCAAAGCCCCATATACCACAAGCGTAAGCATCGAAAACCCAAATATCATAAATATTTTTTCTACGATTTGGTCATTCTCAGAGTTCGAAACAAAACCTTCATACTTCATTATTCTTTAAATAATCTTTCTTAATAATAATCTATATTTTTAATTTGCTATTCTTTTACTCTATTTACTCTTATAATCTAAATTATCTCGTATGAAAGAGAACCTAAAAGTGCGTTCGTCGTATCATACCCTCGGATATGTAGGTGTTTCGTATCTAACCCTTGCGAACCATACAGATTGTCGCTATGTAATTCCTTGTTATACTCATTGGGATTTACAATATTCGATTGTGCTGCCAACAGGTTCTCTTCGGTTATATAAGGAACTTTGCCATCCGCCGACGCTGTGGCAACCGATGTTGCAACCACAACCGTCCTTGATTTATCTTCGAGACGTGCCATATTCATCTCGCATTTCCCGTCGCCACAACCTTTGCCTTCGTGGGTGTCGTGCGTGTGTATATGCGCTTGTGAGGGGACTACTGATGCTACCTGAGCGTCCTGTTTGTTCGTTGCCACGTTTTTATTTTTGAGTTCGCTTGTATATATTCTAAAATAAAGCGTTAATACACAGATGGATAGTATGAACCCGATGATATTATCCACGAGTAATAGTATTGCCATACAGGCAACCGCCAAGTAAAATTGTATCATAGCGTCTTTAAATAGTTTTTTAAAAGGGATTTCTTTGATGATTAATATCGATACCAATAATATTACTGCCAACCCTCTAAATGAATTGAGTATCATTCGCTGCGCTCTCTATTATAATAATCCATATAAAAAAATGATACTTATATTCTACTTATATTCTATCTTCTTGAAAACGCAATACGACACGATGTTTTCGATATTATCCAAAAACGGTTATGGCATTTTGAAATCCGCTTTGTCCGAGAAGGAAATCGAGCATATAAGGAAGGATTTGACGATGACGCCAAAAGTCAATTTTGATGCGGGAGGAGGAGGCAATGCGTCACCCGAAGATTTGACGTTTATGTTGTATAGCGAGAATGAAAAAAGGATATATATTCCCAGATATTACGGGTTGCAAAAGTTTGGCGCACCTACGCTATGTAAATTGACGAGCGGCGCGGATATTAATATTATTTTCATCGGTTCTCTAAGAGACGCACAGCAAGAACCAATAAGCAACTTTTTAAAAGCCGCCAACGACCCTCTTAAAAGGGGCGGTATCATATCCGTTCCTTGCGGTTTTGGCAAAACGATTATGAGCCTGTATATTGCGTGTTGCTTGAAAAAGAAGACGATATTCATAAGTCATAAGGATTTCTTAAATCAGCAATTTTTAGATACCATCGCACAGTTTGCCCCCGACGCAAAAGTCGGGATAATTAAACAGAAGAAAGTCGATGTCGTCGGCAAGGACTTTATCATCGCTTCGCTACAATCACTGGCAATGCGAGATTATGACGACGCCATATTTGACGACATTGGGTTTGTAATCATCGACGAGGTTCATCATACAGGCGCACAAGTCTTTTGTAAGGCATTCAGGAAACTTAGCAACCCTATCATTCTCGGGTTATCGGCGACACTGAACCGCAAGGATGGTATGCGAAAGGTGTTTGAGAATTATATCGGGAAATCTGTATATACCTTGAAAAACAAGGAGTTTTGCGATGTTATCGTCCAAGTTCATAAATACTTTGAGACACACGTTGATTATTCGACGGTGAAACTAATGTGGAATGGCAAAGAAAACGGTGCGGGGATGATTAACAACGTTTGCACGTTCAAGCCACGGACGGAGTTTATAATCTCGCTATTAAAGGATATTTTGAGTAAAGAACCCGATAGACGTGTGCTTATACTGAGCGAACGCCGAAACCAACTCAAAGACATTGAAAATTACATTATAGAGCATAAAATCGCCATTCCCAAGGATGGCAGCGACGTCAGTTATGGGTTTTATGTGGGCGGAATGAAACAAGCCGACCTCGCAATATCCTCGGAAAAACAAATCATCCTCGCAACATATCAACTTGCATCCGAGGGGTTTAATGTCCCTTCCTTAAATACGATTATATTCGCAAGTCCAATCTCAGACATCCAACAATCCATTGGGCGTATTCTTCGAGAAATCCCTGAGAAGCGAAAATATACCCCGCTATGTATTGATATTCTCGATGATTTTTCGATATTTAAGCGAAAAGGTGCGGCAAGATTGAAGTTTTATAAGAACAACAAGTATAAAGTATCCTTTTATATGGATAATGTTAAAATAGAAAGCGAGGAATGCGAAGAAGGCAACGAAGATAATGACGACAATGACGCAGATAACACGAATGATAATAAAGGCGGAACTAAAAAAAAGATGCTGTTTATTGAAGATACCGACGATTAAGCCATTGTTTAACTTGTTTAACTACGTTTAACTGTCGTTTAACTTGTTTAACTTGTTTAACTTGTTTAATATATTGTATTATAGTAAAAGAAATATGAAGAAAGAAGGGGCAAATGAAGGCTATTATCTTCTATTTTTTATATTCGTAGGACTATTGATATTCTTAGTGTATTATAATCAACAGCAACAATCTGCGTATTCTCCGTATTCGGCTCAGGTTTTGCAGACTTCACAACAGGCTACGCAGGTTTCACAACTACCAAAGCAATCGATACATCAGTATCATACTCAGGAACATCAGCAAATGACTAAAAAAACAAATAATATGGATTATACATATAATATAGAAAATATAGATATTCACAAGGATAATCTTAGTAATAACAACGAGAATAAACTTGGTGGTGCGAATGCCGCAAACAGCAAATATGAACCAGAGTTAGACGAAGTATTCGGAACAACTTTACGAGGCAATACCAACGATAGCAACAACGAGCCAGATGAAATGTTTAATTACTGTATAAAACCTAATAAATCAGACTTGCCGATTGTAAATCCTCCATTACAATTACTTTTAAACAACGCACCGCTTCGATTATCTGAGCGACACTCTATGTAAATCTATTACTTACCTGTAATTATATTAATTACCTACTACTACCCGAAGGTAATTCTCGTAGTTTGCTACAATCTCCGCCTCAATCGCAGGAGAAGGTTTGTTATACCTGATGAAACTGTTGAAACACTTGATGAAACCACCTATGTTTTTTTGCCTATCCACATCATACGAGAATGTGAATGGGTCGATACTGTAATAACAGTTGAAATAAGCATACGACTTCGAAACTCTTAGACTTTTCCAGACTGTATCGCAACTGATACACCAGTGCTTCAACGGTAAGCCCAATGGTCGCTCGGGTTTCTGTGATTTTGCTGCCGCTTTCGCTTCTTTTTTCGTTTTTGCTTCTTCATCATCTTCGTCCTCCTCTATGATGCTATCGCAGTCTTCGAGGTCTTCGCTATCCGTGTCGTATGTTTGTACCAGTCGCTTTATCGACATACCAGTTTTATCATAGTAGATTGTCTGGTATGTATTCACCATCATCAGGGACAAGTCATACATCTTTTTGAGGTTTTCGTTCTTCTCCAAGACATCAAAGGGCATCACGATATTATCAATAATCTTCTGCCTACGGGTGTATTCATTCATCATCTCGATATATATTTTTGTGCCATTCTTTATAAACAAGATATAGAACGGGTTTCTGTTGCTATGATAATGATATGCCGAAAACTCCAACGAACCGACGGGATACTCTTCGAACTCATACCCGTTATCGTCGGCGATTGTCTTGATACCGTTATCAGACACTGAAACGATGTTGAAAGACATTGAAACGGTCGGTTGAAAACAGCGAAAGCGGTTGAAACCGTAGGTTGAAAGCGGTCGAAAGTCTCAAACTTTCTTTGAAAGGTCTTTGAAGGTCTTTGAAAAGTCTCTTTGATGTAAAGACAAGGCAAGACACGCAACAGCAGTTGGCGCGTAATTGTATTTATGAAGGATGTTATGTCAGTTTTTATTATATAAGGAGCGTTTTAGAACATATTTATCCTATTTTACAAGTTATCCACAAGAGCAGTGTATCCCGCTATTCTATCTTCAAAGTCTGTTTCGATACACCCATATTTCGCATCGTAATTTGCGAGAAACTCCTCGATATCTTCGATATCTGTTTCGTGTGCTACCCTAATCTCTTTCATTTTTTTAATGTTAAACAGATGCGAACATTTGCCAATCTTTGCTACCTTCGCTTCCTTCGCATTTGTCAAACTGTCTTCTATAATATATATCGTATTCGCATAGTCGCTACACTTATTTGCCCTGAGCGATAACTCGTAATACGCCTTTAAGTGCTTTAAGTGCTTGTGTTTCATAAGCATATCGAAGGGCATAACGATATCCATAATACCCATATCTAAACCGTCTGCGATATCTTCTATATCTACACCGCACGTAATTTCTATATATATCTTTTTGCCACACTTGACAAATATAATCTCCTTACAATACAAGGGTTCGTCATTCTTGACATCCTTGGCGATATAAGTGAAGACTGAGAGTTCCATTTGTTAAAAATCAAAAGATAGCAAGATAAATCATTTTTTCATAAAAATAAAAAATACATACAGATATACATCGCATTTACAACATTTACAACTTATCCACGAGAGCCGTGTAGGCTGTTATTCTCTCATCAAAGTCTTCGCCTTCATCACGGTCATATAATATTTTATTTTTAAATATTCTGTCAAACCCCATTATATCAACACCTTGCGATACAATTTCTTTTTTCATCTTTTCCAAATCAAATGAGCGATAACTGTTGCCCTTCTTTGCCTCGATAGTGTTGGTTGCTACATCTTCAACAATATACATCGTATCGACGAAAACGTAAGAGGCGTCTTTAACGTCGTTTTTACACTTTTCAGGGTCTTCGTATCCGTAATACTTGGCATCCAGATTTGGCATCCCGATTGCTTTGCGAGATAAATCATAATAGGGTTTTAGATATTTGTGTCTCATAAGCAGTTCATAAGACATATAAATATTAGTGGTTTCCCCTGTTCCTAAGATTGTTGCCTCAATATATACCTTTTCGTCGTCAAGTTTTACAAATACAATCTCCTTAAAACGAGAGGGATAGGAAGGCATTACGGTAGTTGCGGTATTGTAATACGCAAAGACGGAGAGTTCCATAGTTGGTTTGATTGTTTCTGTTTTCAACTTCAATCGATATAATCATTTTTTAAGAACAAAATAAAAATATATACACAGACTAAATCTAACCTGCTAACTACGGCTACGATGTGCTACATCGCATTTACAACTTATCCACGAGAGCCTTGTAGGTTGCTATTCTCTCATCAAAGTTGGTTTCATCAAACTTCGCATCGTAAGCAGCGTTAAACTCGGCGAGTTCGACATCCGTCGCAACAGTCGCATCATACTCATCCTCACAGTCGTTATCCTCTTCGTCATCTTCGTCTTCTTCCTTAGCATTCGAATAGTTCGAAACTGTGTGATAACTCTCGCCTTTCTTTGCTACCCTTTCCTTTGTCAAAACATCTTCAACAATATAAATCGCATCTATCGCATCTGCTTCTTTCGCACCCAAAACTCCATATTCAGGGTCAAGATTGGGCTTCCCGATTGCTTTGAGAGACAACTCGTAATACGCCTTCAAATACTTGTGCTTCATAAGTTGGTCGTAAGACATCATTACATCTATCCCCATTCCCTTCCCAGGGCGTGAAGCATTGACAATTACCTTGTCGTCATCCAGTTTGACGAATAGAAGCACCTTGACACTCGTCGAAGTATTGAGATAGTAATTCTTCGCCAAATAAGTGAAAACGGAGGATTGCATCTTGTTGTTGAAGGTTGTTGTTGATTGGTTGTTGCTTGTTGGTTTGTCTCTGCTATATAGGTTTCAGGATATTTAATCATTTTTTATATAAGAATAGTTAAAGATTAGAACAAATGTATCCAGTATATCGATAAAAATAAATAAGTACTAATACATAATATTTTGATATAAAAATGATTTATATGATTTATATTACTTAATACAATTTTCATAGATGGAAGAACAAACAGGTATGAAAGATAAGAAGCAGTTTATGGAAGTTATGAAGAATGTATATGATATATACATTGAACACGGAGCAAGAAGCAACAAGAATGTAAATTATTTTCACAATTATATAAAGAGCGAACTTGAAAAAATCTTTACGCTACCAGATTACTCGGTTGTCTTAGAATATGATGTTGTTTCCACAAACTCTTCAAAGAAAAAAAGATGCGATATCGTCGTATTAAAGATGAATACGCCATATATTATATTCCCAGTGAAAATAATTAAGACAAATTATAAACAAAATAAAAATAATGCTTGGGAAAACCTAACAGGCGAATTACATCATTTACATTGGGCGAATGAAAATATCATAATTATACCAATCAACATTTTGATGAATAAAACACCTTACTTAGATAAGAGCGGGAAGATATCAAAGTTCGAAAATATAACGATAGAAGATATTGAAATATATAAAATGCTAACGGCTAAGCATATCACATTTGATATGATAAATTATATACTTATTGTGGAACACGTAAATACCATAAATGAACCGTTTGACAAGACACCACGGATTTTAGATATCGATAGTGATACCCCATATCGCACATTATTTGATATAGTAAAGGGCTTAGTATAAGGACTTAGTATAAGGACTTAGTATAAGGACTTAGTATAAGGGCAAGTTATATAATAAACTGTTATTTAGATTAATCCATCCCGCCGAACGTTTCGAACTATTGTTTTTGATAAACTCGATATTGTTCGTTATAACATCCTTTATAACATCAATATCGTTCTCATCATTCGGTTCTAAGCATAGACAACTATAATGTAGAATGTTTTCGTGTGTAAATAGATTGTCGCATATAGCGTTCGGGTCTATGAAGCAAGGGATATATATACATTTCTTTTTCACATATTTTATAGACTGGCTTCGCCCGTAGGCATACCACATAGGATATGTTTTTTTCCCATTATCCCGTTTTTCTAATTCGTCTTTATTTTTTACCAAGTATTCAAACGTTAAGACGTTATCCCTCTTAAATGTATCTTCGTCTATTATTTTCCCATCTTTATAAGGATAGATAATATACTTCGTAGATGAACCATTTGTAATTTGTTTCCAACAAGGTTCGTCGTATAATTTCGTAGAATGAATATATATATTGTTTCTTAGCGTTGCGATACCATTCCTAATTATACAAAGCGTTTTTAGTGTATTTTCAGTGGAAGCGAAATTGAATAATGAATAATTTTTAACAATATCATTATATGTGATGGGCGTATCATTATATATCAGGTGGGACTTTTGCTCCTTGCTATAAATTGTTATACAACAATAAACAGATGCGTTGCTAAACACCTTTTTGTCCTTAAAATCGATGATTTCTCTTATCAATCGATTATCAAATAGGTATTTTCTTAATTTATAAGAGGTTTTATTATATAAATAAGAGTTCGGTGTGATACTAACCATCACACCAGTATCGCTTAGTAAATCTAAGCATTTAATGATAAACGCATAGTATATATCAATCGCCCCGCCTTTAAGCAACTCAAAGTTGCTATTTATATAATCTCGGTATTCGAGAGGCAGGTCTTGTATCTTTATATATGGAGGGTTTAATATGATATTATCATAGCGTTTGTTAATCGCCGTTTTGATAAAATCGCAATGAAACATATTATATCGCTCCGAATATCCGATTTTCTCCGAATATCCGATTTTCTTCAAATATTCTTCTTTGATTTCATACACATCAATCTCGTCATAAGCATCTGTGTTAATGAACTTCAATAAGTTTCCAGTGCCAACGCAAGGTTCTAATAAATTACCTTTATGTAATAATTTAGATGACATCAGGAGTGCTATATTGTCTGGCGTAAAAATATCGCATTTTGTAAAAATCGTTAAATCGTTCATATCCATTGTCATATACTACACATTACATATTACTTTCTATATCATTTTTTACGAGGGATTTACGAGTAGAAGCGAGGTCGCAAAATGTCGCCCGTATCGGCAATCGAATACCCGTGAAAATACGTGTTGTATTCGAACCAGTTGCGTAAGTCGATGATATCATTCATATATTCCAAGTCATACGCAGGGTATAGATGATTATACATAAACAGGATATCGAATATTTTTGTGATAAAATTATAAGCATCCAAGATATTATTATAAATATCTATCGTGTTTCTAAATACATACTCGTCCTTGTATTCGATGCGTATTTTGTCGTTCAATAAATACAGCCGCCGAATATACGGATATTCATTTTCATTATCCGCATCATAACGAAGGAAAATCACGGCATAGTCGTCGATTACTTTTTTCATAGACGTATAACTCTCGTCAGACACACGGATATTCAACGGGTAGATGGAGTAATCGATGTATCGTATCGTAGAATATCGATTGTCATTTCGTATCATCTTTGTCTTATTCAATCGCAACACATTCGTCGCATCTCCCGTATCATCTACGTAATCTCCTCCGTCGTCTGCGAAATATTGAAAGTATTTATAATAAGGGTCGCCAATATCACGGCGTTCGCATAGAAATATATTCCATATCGCTCGATTTTTATATTCATTATTCATATTATTCTTCTTATTATTCACCTTGACATAAGCGATTAACCTTTCGTAATTATCGAGAGGCTCTCGCATTTCGTCAATCACACTAAGACTATCCTTAAATAGTTTTCGGTATATAAGGGATTGTAGTTCGTCTGGCAATTCGTAAAAATAATTCACACGAAATATCGAGGCAACAGAAGCAGTCGTAGCGGTCGCCATCATCACTCTGTATCACTCAGTATTGTTGTAATCCTTGCTACTGATATCACAGATAATACCTATGGTATTACAGTAGGTAGTATCATATATCATTTTTTAAAGCATAGCAGTATAGCAGCATAGCAGCATAGCGGGTATGCTGACAAAATAAAAAATATAAAAATATAAAAACATATACATATATATACAAGACGGTTAGCAACGCTGCTAATCGCTGCTTAGCATTTTACAAACGGGTCGTATTTACTCTGTCCGCTCGTGCTGATAACACGAGAATATAGTAGGCAAAAGATATCGTCATTCATCCCCGTCTTGGTATTCAACGCAAGGAGGTTATCAATGTTTTTATTGTCTTCATCACCTGCGGACAACTTATCCGTCTCTCGTTCTATCAGAGCGATATTGTATTCGAGCATCAGGTTCGTATAATCCACGAAATGCCTAACTTGCTCGTATCGGTTGCGTTTCTTCAATTTGGTGAAAAACGTCGCAATGTCCTCGTCGCTCGATACACAGGCGTCCTTCAAACTATTCGGGTCGATATTGTAGTAGCAACAGTATTTGCCAGACTCAATCGTCCTCCTCGCATCGTGTTTCACAAAATAGGCAGTGTTGATAAACCATTTTCTTTCGTCGGCGTAAAAGCCGCTTCTTTTTTCTTCGATGACTTGGTGCGTGTTCTCGATGAGGTTGGTGGATAGTTCGTAATACATCCTTAAATACTTGTGTTTCAAAAGTCTCTCAAAGGGGATGATGATTTCCCCGATGCCAAAGACGTCGATATATATGAGGTTGCGAACCTTGATAAACAAGAAATACTTGTGAGTAAAGTAATCCGTGTTCTTGGAGAACGCTTGGTAAAACCCCGAAAACTCCATATCCTTCTTGTAGTGATAGATGTATTGGAGCATCTTGGTTTGCTTGTTGCTGTCTGCGAAGGTTGGTTGGTTGGCTGGTTTGATTGCTTTGTTGGTTGCTTTGTTGTCTGCGAAAGTTGCTTTGGTTGTTGGTTTGTCTCTGCTATATAAAATAAAGACATCAAATCATTTTTTATAATTGATAGAAGATATTAGAGCAATTTCATTCTAAAAAATGACATCCGCATATATAGTATCTTTTATAACAAATGGATAACAAACATCAAGCGAAGCAATCGCAATCAATACCCAAAAAGAAACCTAACAATAAAATCGTATGCTTTCTATGTCATCAAGAAGGACACTACGGTTCGCCAACATCTTACTATGCTACCATTCAAGTAAGAAAGAAATATTTCAATTGAAATAAAAAATAAATAACAACTAATTACATATATTCATTACATTCATTACATTCATTACATATTCATTACATTCCTTACCTACATCTACGTCGATACAATTACCGTCCTGATGGTTTTCTCGCTATCCTCCAATTTTGCCTCCAAGTTCGTCAAGTATCGAGCAAACGTCTTGGGGGCGTGTATGAGATTGCCATATATGATTTGGAATAGGTCGCAATTCATATCCTTCTTCTCATAAAACGATATGAGTTTAACGAGGTTTCGTTTGTCCTCTTCGATAACCGTGATGTCGTCGAGTTCTTTTTCCATTAGCGTAGCGTTATAGGCGATTGCGAGATTTGTATAGTTAATCACTCGTTTTTTATAAACGACTGATAATACGTATCCAATGCTGTTTTGTAAATTATAGTTGAAAAACTCAATCTCCGATGCTGTATGAACCCACTTACGATTACCAGTATCGTCTAACCACAAATAATTAGGGTCTGTCAATACATAGGGGTTTATCTCGTAATAGCAATACTGTTTGTCCGTTCTAACTTCGTCATTCAAGATATACGCACAATCCACATACCAATTGCGTCGCCCCTTGTATATGCCTGTGATTTCTGCGTCCCAAATGCAACTTCCGTCTTCGCTAATTTTTTCAACAATCTTATTTTTATCCTTCACAAACAGAAGCGATAGGTCGTAATACATCTTTAATTTCTGGTTTTTCAACATATCTTCAAAGGGCATCACAATACTACCCACGTTTTTAACATCGATATAGATGTTATTTTTACACTTTATGAAAAGGAAATATTTGAGATATATGTCTCGGTCTCCTTGGACGTTCGTGGTCTTGTCGAAAAGAGCGGAGAACTCCATCTCGGGTATATGATGAACTGCCATATCGGGATAACGATGATACTCGACAGACATCTATTGGTTTTTTGAAGTTTGTGAGAGTATGCGAGAGTAGCGAAGCGGTTCGATACAGGTCTTTCTTATGATGTTAAAAATATCACATCAGTTTTTATTGTTAGGAACAGAACTACAAAGTCCAAACAAAATGCTTACGATATTTAAAGAAAATATAAAAAATACATAACATACATAACATATACACACATAATAACATTCAAACAGTTGCTTCTTATTCGGCTTCTTTTATTTGTCTATCGCTTACGAGGTTATCATAAGCGACGCACTTCATTTCAAACTCTTCGACGATTGAGGATGACATATAATTCGCTCGAAATACTTCTAAATCTTCGAGCGATGTGTAGTCCATATTCTCCAAGTCGTAGGGATTGATTTTGTAATAAGCGGTCTTGTCATATGTATCACGAACACCCTTATCACCGTATCGGCGGAGTTTCTTTGATTTCATATCACCCACGATATATGAGGTATCAATCCACCAATACCTCGCAGTATCATATAATATATAATCACAGTATTCACTGCTAAATCGCAGTTCATTCACCACAAGATGCTTATCGTCTGTAAGCATAATCGACAGGTCATAGTAATATTTCCAATATTTCCAATCCTCGTTTTTTTGAAGTTCCGATAACGAAATCACGACATCACCAATGCCCTTCACCTCCATATATACTTTGTCTCCATATCGGATGAAGAGGTGATAATCGTAAATGTAGTCGAACCCCAAATGCGTTATATCAACCACACCAGAGAACTCGACGTTCGTGAAGATGTGATAAGCGTTTTTCTTGCTTGACGCAATAGAAGCGTTCATCTTTATGAAGGTTATCTCTTAGCAACCTATACAATCAATTTTCTAATAAAAAATATAAAAAATACATAACATATACCCTATCTATATCCCTCGCATATATTCCTTTAAGTAGTGTCAGCAGCAGAAGCCGCAGTATAAGCAGTGTAAGCATCGACGCCGCTTAACCGTTCGTTATATATCGTCTTGAAAATATCGTTATCGTCATCGTCATCCATATCGGGATATTCTTCCAATAGCAGGGCATCGCTTTCTTCCTTGCTTGTAATATACTCATATGTATCCCCCTTGATAACATTATTATAGAGCATCGTTAGAATAT